CTCAAAGAATATATTCATAATTTAATGTATATCGTTTCATTTCATCTCATTTTCAATGAAAATGCTAATGCATTATCTCAACGTTTAGGAGTACCATTTGTTCAAGAAATGAAACCAAAACCAAACGATATTATTATTGTATTTGGCGCTCACGAATGTGCTGACAAGCTACTTGCAGTTCAAGCATCAGTACCAGTAAAATATATTATTATTCAATCGGAGCAATTTCACGGAAAAGCATTTGATAATAAATTTTATATGCAATTGTTCAAAGACAATGTTATTCTAGATTTCAGTAAAGAGAATGTGAAACGTCTGAAAGAACACTTACCTACTCCAGTTTACTCCTTGTACTTTTATGATTTTTTTCAGACAGATACTCCACCATTTGAATCCAGACCCATTGACTTCTTTTTCTGTGGCGCACCAAGTCCAGCAAGAGAAAGCATGATACGTGAATACAAGGCACTTAATCCTAATTATACATATGAAATTGATTTCAGTTATTCTTATCTAAACCCAGCAGATCTTAATGAAAAATTAAAGCAAGTAAAGTATGTATTGAATATACCATTTTATAAGGAAAATGCATTGGAAACTCATCGCATCAACCGCGCAATTTCTTTAGGATGTCAGGTTGTATCTCTACCAAGCGCTGATAGAGAGATGAATTTGAAATACGAGCCTTATATTCATATCGTACCCAGATTGACCGATTTCTCTCTTCTATTAGAATTAGAGCCAAAAAAGACGTACCTTCAATTAATGGAAGATTTTGGAATTTATCAAATACAATCCAATGTAAATGGTATTCGGTACGCAGAAAAAAAATTGAATGAAAAAAATGCTTTGAATAAATAATAAAATGAAGATCCATCGTTTTAAATGTTCGGCGGAGTTAAATCAGGAAATTATGAATTTCTCACAAATTCATAAGTTCGATGTAGACGAGACACTGTCGGAACATTTTACAGAATGGCTTGAACATCACAAAGATTTGATTACGAGAGAAGCCGAGTACTTGAAGCGACACGAATATGACGATCCTATAGAAACGAAAATATACAAAAGTATCAAATATTATTACATGAAAAAGTTTACTACAGAGCCGCCAAAGAAGAAAGAAAAGAAGAAGGCAACCAAAATAGACCCGCAAATCATGCAGCAAATCAAGGCCGATTTAGATCATCATTTCCAGACAAATCCCGATTTTAAGCCGTCGGAAACATATGAACAATTTAAAAAGAATGACGATCCATTGATTAAAAAGAGTTATAAAAATCAATATTACCAAATTAAAAATAAACGATATAATATAAATGAAAGACAACTTTCTTAGTTCAGGCGCATATGGTTGTGTATATCATCCGCCATACGACTGTCAAGGAAAACCGATATCTGATAAAAAATATGTATCTAAAATAGTAAAATCCAATTTTTCAACCAAAACGGAATATAATGTTAGCAAAATATTACAAAAGGAAGGTTTTATAACTATTGCAAAAAAATGTGATATAACTCGCGATAATCTAGTTCAATCCAAACTAAGACCAAATTGTAAATTGTTCAACAAAGATCCGGCTCTAGAAAAGAAATATTTATTACTCTATTCCAAATATATCAAGTCAGAAGAATTGAGTGATTATCTGAAAAAGAATAATACCATTTCACTAATCATGAAATCATATTTTTTACTTTGCGAGAGAATAGATACGCTAATTACAACTGGCATCGTACACCACGATTTGCATTTTGGCAATGTTTTGTATGACAATTCGCAATTATATGTGATAGATTTTGGTTTATCTCTCATTAAAAAAATGTTTTATACGAAAGGCCAAATTGATTATGAATATTTAAAAAAAGCCGTATTTAAATATTCGCCATCTTGGAATTATTGGTCGCTTGAATATCATTTTTTATGTTATTTAGTACACGACGGACCGCTTACAAAGCCAGTCATAGAATATACTGTTAATTATTATTTATCTAAGAATAAGGCATTACAGTTATTTGGATCAGAATTTATCAATCATTATCAGCAAACCGCTTTACAATATTTCATGAAATATGATGGCGTCTCTCGCGATGACGCCGTTTCAGAAATGCTTGATACATCGTCATCGTGGGATTTATATAAGATAGCATTACATTATATAGAAATATACATGAAGACTAAGATGGACATTCCTGGTTTTATTACTATACTTATGGTTATGATACACCCCATCCCCGAATATAGACCATCTCAATTAGAAATGAAACAATTCAATCAAATTTTATTGACCACGTATACATTTGAAAATGTAAAAACGGAAGGACCATTTTCAAAACAATTGTCAAAACGTCTTTCTTCTTCCGCGTCTTTATAAAATTTTTCAAGGCTCCATAAAATTGAATTAAAATATTCTTTGTTATATTTATCAACAAAATGGGAAAGAACATAACCGGAGGAAAACATGCTAAAAAAGCTGGCTACGTCGGTCCTCGTAAATTGCGCATGCTTGAAAGCGACGAAGAGCGTTATGCTATTGTCATTAAGATGTTAGGAAATAGTCAATGCCATGTGAAGTGCGCGGATGATAAAACACGGTTATGCATTATCCGAAATAAATTCACAGGAAAGCATAAAGGTAATAATTTCTTAAAGCCAGGTGTATGGGTTCTAGTCGGCATAAGAGATTGGGAGACAAAAAGTGATAAAATAGAGAAATGTGATTTGATGGAAGTATACAGCGAATCTGATAAAAGTAAGTTGCTAGATACAACTGCAAACTTTATGATATTACTCAAAGAAGATAATCTGTTGAGTAATACAACCGATGAAATGAGCAATATTACAATAAGTGAAGACTACGAAGTTGACGTTGATGGAATATAAAGAAAAATTATATATATAATTAATGCATATTTTTATTTTATGCCACAACGAAAGTGTACTTTTACCACACACGATAGCCCACTACAGGAATTACCTTCCAAACTCTGTGATCACGGTCATGGATAATGAATCTACCGACGGATCTCCCGAAATTGCACAACAACTTGGATGTCAAGTGGTATCCTGTCCAGGAAATATGAATGAACTATCTTCCAATATCAAGAATAATTGTTGGATAAATGTCAAGGGTTGGGTCATTGTTGTGGATGTAGATGAATGGTTATGTATTAGTGAACAAGAAGTGGAACATGAAACACAAAATAGAGTTACCATTTTACAAACAAGGGTGTTGGACATGATAGGAGAGAGCAAAAATGAACATTTGACGGACATTAATCTACATAGGATCCCGCGATACATTGACAATATTTATTTAAATAAACCAGTATGTTTTAATACGAATGAAATCAGTTTCAATCAAGGTCCTGTTGGAAGAGTACAATACAGCTATAGAAATTATATTATAAAGAACATGGTCTTTTTAGGCCTGCCCTATTATACAAAACGAATGGCTGAGAGATATGGGCGTATACATGCAAATGAATATCAGCATCTTTTAATGAATTCGCAGATTCTTGATGTTCGTTAACCACATTCAATTTATATATTTTAATTATTTATGTGTGGTATTTTTGGTATTTTATTATTAAATAAATATAACATTTACGATTTAATAATAAATGGACTTTTACAATTGCAAAATAGAGGTTATGATTCATCTGGGTTGTGTGTTTTGAAAGACGGAAAATTTAACATAATCAAATCGGTATTGCTGCCGCTACAAGCTGATAAAGACGATACATTAACGATTGGAATGGGTCATAATAGGTGGGCGACTCATGGAGGAAACACGCATGAAAATGCACACCCACATGTTTCTAATAATCGCGCGTGGTCCATCGTACATAACGGTATTATTGAGAATTACAATGAATTGAAGTTATTTTTAATTGAAAAAGGGTACACGTTCTATTCAGAAACTGACACAGAAGTCATTTGTAATTTATTGCAATACAATTACAGTGGAAATGTATATAACACTATACGTAAAACAATTCGTTTATTAAAAGGGACTTATGCATTCGTTATTATGACATTATATGAAGAAAATTTATATTGTGTAAAATATCAATCTCCTTTATTAGTTGGGTATGGAGGCGATAAATACATCATCACATCTGAAAAAAGTGGTTTTTGTCATAATGTTAACTACATCATATTAAAAGATAATGATATCTGTATTGTGAATGAAAACTCAATATCTACTGACTATGAATATAATGAATATGAGCATGTTGTAAAAACTGAATCCAACAATAGATATCCGCATTGGACATTAAAAGAAATACATGAACAACCAAGCGCAGTTCTTAATATTAAAAAGAAGAAAATAGATTTAGATGTAGATAATATAATCATATTGGGTTGTGGTACATCTTATCATGCAGGTTTATATGGTATGCGTTTTTTTAAGCCTGCGTATACTGTCATGGTATTTGATGGAGCCGAATTTACGCCCGATGATATACCAAAAGGCAGGACCGCCTTCATATTTATCTCTCAGTCAGGCGAAACAATAGACTTATATCAATGTTTAAAAATAACAAATGGCCCAACCATAGGAATTATTAATGTAGAAGATTCATTGATTGCGAGAGAAGTGGATCATGTCATTTATAGTTGTGCAGGAAAAGAAGTTGGTGTTGCTTCAATGAAAACATTTACAAACCAAGTGGTCTGTTTAGCTTTACTTGCTGGGTTAGATGTTGATTTGGAGCAATTATCTCGGGACATACAGACTACCATTGATATATCCATTCCGATATGCAAATCAATAGATTATAAAGATCATATATTTTTAATTGGTAAAGGAACTGATGAAGTTATAGCAAAAGAAGGTGCGCTAAAACTAAAAGAAATATCTTATATTTATGCCGAAGGATTTTCTTCTAGTTCATTAAAGCATGGACCATTCGCATTGTTGGATGAAAATATGCCGGTGGTCTTGATTGATCTACAGGGTTCCAATTTAATGAACACATATCATGAAGTACAATCGCGCAATTCACCCATCTTTTATATAACCAACAGAGAGAATGAAAAGGCAAATATAATTATTCCACACAATAAAATGTTTGCATCTTTACTAGGTGTCATACCATTACAGCTACTAGCCTATTATATTTCTATTCGCAAAGGAATAAATCCGGATAAACCTAAGAACTTGGCAAAAGTAGTGACTGTTTTATAAATTCCCATACTCTCAACTTGACGCATTGATCCTCGATGAAATAAATTGTACCCAACATAAGCGATCTTGTAACTGCCGTCAAATAATCTATATCTAACTCTAATTCTCTACAATAGGATAAAAAGATTTCTCTCATAGAAGAGAGATACACGGGG